GCCCTCGGCTACACGGTGCAGGAGGCGGCGGTCGAACACGCGATGAGCACGATGACCGTGAACGAGTTCCGCCGTTCCTACCTCAACGTCTGGAGCACCGTCTCCGAGCAGATGATCCCCCAGAAGGTCTGGCTCGCGTCGTGCTCCGCGAAGATCGCCCCGGCGGGCGCGCTCGTGTTCGGCGTCGACGTAGCGCTCGACCGCTCGAAGGGCTCGATCGCCGTATGCGACCGGGACGGGAACATCGAACTCATCGAGAACCGCGACGGCGTCCGATGGATTCAGCAACGAGTCCTCGACCTGCACCGACGCTGGAAGGGCATCGTCGTCGTCGACGGGTACGGCCCCGCGTCGTCGTTCGTCGAACCGTTGCGCGCGCTCGGCGTCGAACCCGTCATCTACCGAACCGCCGACATGGTGTCCGCCTGCGCGCTCTTCTACGACGCCATCCTCGACAAGGCGATCCGGGTCAAGTCCGACGACCGACTCGACAAGGCGGTCGCCGCCGCGAGCCGACGCAACGTCGGACAGCAGTGGCTATGGCAACGCAACGTCCCGGAGGCGGACATCTCGCCGCTCTACGCCGCCTGCATCGCATGGCATCAGGCGACGACGAAGAAGAGTCTCGTCAAGGCGCGCTCCGCCATCTACTAGACTTCGCGGAACGATGGCACTCCGCGACTTCTTCCGGCGCGAGAAGCGCGCATCCGCCTACGGGTTCACCTACCCGAACGTCTACGTCGACGAAGCCGGACGCATGGGTCGACTCTTCCCGGACATCAACGCGGGCGTCGTCGTCGACGAGGTGTCGGCGCTCTCGGTCGCGGGAATCTGGCGCGCCGTGACTCTCGTGTCGGATGCGATCGGCGGGCTGCCGTTCGCCGCGTACCGGGGCGAGAAGTACGTCGACCCGCAACCGAACCTCCTCATCAAACCGAACCCGACCGAGACGCGCATCGAGACGCTCTCGGCGATGGTCGCCTCGCTCATCATTCACGGGAACTACATCGCGATCCTCGGCGAACCCGGGGTCAACGGCTACCCGGACTCGATCCTCCCGGTCGCCGCGACCCGCGTTCAGGTGAAGCGCGTCGAAGGCGAACTCGTCTACAAGGTCGGCGAACGCGACTACGCATCCTCGGAGGTGTTGCACATCAAGGGCTTCTGTATGCCGGGGGAGCACGTCGGCTACGGGATACTCTCCGCTCAACGGCAGGCCATCGGCGGTGCGGTCGCAGTCAACACCTACGCCCAGAGGTACTTCGACGGTGGCGCTCAACCGACCGGGATCATCTACTCGTCGAACCCCGACCTCACGCAGGAAGAGGCCGACCTACTGAAGGCGTCTTGGCTCAGGCAGTACGGCGGCACGAAGCGCACCCCGGCTGTCCTCAACGAGACGACGAAGTTCCAACAACTGTCGGACAACGCAAAGGACGCGCAACTCTTGGAGACGCGCGCGTTCAGTCTCACCGAGATCGCGAACATGATCGGCGTCCCGGCGTACTACCTCGGCGCGCCGAACTCGTCGCGCACCTACTCGAACGTCTCTGAGGAGAATCTCCAACTCGTCCGTTGGTCGCTGATGAAGTACGTCAACCGCATCGAGGCTTCGTTCACCGAACTCTTGCCGCGCGGACAGTACGCGAAACTCAACGTCGACGCGCTACTCCGCGCCGACACGAAGGCCCGCTACGACGCGCACAAGGTCGCGCTCGACGGCGGGTTCCTCACCGTCGACGAGGTGCGCGAGATGGAGAACCGCGAACCGCTGCGCGCCGAGAACGACATAGAGAACTACCCGGCTGAGGTAGCATCGACGCCAGAGGAAGAAGCCACCGAATGATCGAACGCCGAAACTACGATTCGCACCTCGAAGTCCGAAAGGACGGCGACGGTCGCACCGTCGTCGGCATCGCCGTACCGTACGACGTCGAGCAGCGCATCGGCCCGAACCTCGTCGAGGTGTTCCGCTCCGGCGTGTTCCGCGACGTGACGAAGGCGGCGAACCGGGTCAAGATGCTCTTCCAACACAAGACCGACACACCGATCGGGCGCGCCACCCTCCTCGAAGAGAAACCCGAAGGGCTCTACGGCGAGTTCAGAATCTCCAAGACCGAGGCCGGGGACGAGGCGCTCGAACTCATCCGCGACGGCGTACTCTCGAACCTCTCCGTCGGGTTCCAACCCCTGAAGGACGAGAAACGGAACGGCGTCATCAACCGACTCCGCGCGCACCTCGCCGAAGTCTCGCTCGTCACGTTCGGCGCGTACGGTGACGCCGCCGGGATCGTCGCGCTACGGCAAGAGATCGAGAAACCGAACCTCGCCTCCGTGAAGGACATCGTCGCGAACCTCAAGAGGTAGGCGATGCCCTACTCGATACTCACCGACTCGCCCGACTGCGACGGCTACGCGGTCGTCAAGACCGGGACGACGCGCGTCCTCGGATGCCACCGCACCCGCCGCGAAGCCGCCCGACAGATCGCCGCCATCGAAGCGAACGAAGCGGAGGAGAACAACTACCGGGCGCTCCCCGACAACGACCTCCTCGACAAGGATCACCCGCGCTACCCGAAACCCGAGGAACGGCAAGAGGGCTACGTCCCGACCGACGCGATGGTCGCCGAAGCACGACGCGGACTCGAATGGCGCGCCGCGTTCGGGCGCGGCGGAACCGAGGTCGGCGTAGCGCGAGCCCGCGACATCGTCAACCGCCGCCGACTCTCCCGCACCACGATCGCGCGAATGGCGTCGTTCTTCGCGCGTCACGCGGTCGACAAACGAGCGCAAGGGTTCCGCCCCGGCGAACCCGGCTACCCGTCCGCCGGACGCATCGCATGGGCGCTATGGGGCGGCGACCCGGGCGTCGCGTTCTCCCGGTCGATCCTCGCCAACGGTAGGTCGTTGCAAGACGACACAGACATCCGCTAGAGTCGTCGTCAGGCCGCACCCTCGGCTCGTGCTGAGCGCACCTCCCCGCAAGGGACACCCGCCGCACGAGAACGCGAACACCCGGTAGGGAACATCCACAACGAACTCAAGGGACACACCGTGAACACATTCCTCACCCGCCTCAACGAGCAACGCTCACAGAAGGCCGACATGATCGACGCGACGCTCAACCGCGCCGCCGAAGAGAACCGCGACATCACCGAAGTAGAGGCCGCCAACGTCGCGGCGCTCGCGAAGGAGATCGAGAAACTCGACGAGCGCATCGTGCAAGTCTCGGAGATCGAGACACGCAAGGCCGCCGCCGTCGACCTCGCCCGCAAGGTCGAAGGCTCGAAGGTCGAAACCCGCGAGGCGTCACCCGCCCGCGTCACCCGCGAAGAGCGCACCTACACGGAGAACGGTCAGCACTCGTTCATCCGCGACGCCTTCTCCGCGCAAATCCTCGGCGACTTCGACGCCCGCGAGCGTCTCGCCCGCCACCAGCAGGAGGAGCGCATCGAGAAGCGCGACGTCGGAACGTCGGCGTTCGCCGGACTCGTCGTCCCGCAGTTCCTCACCGACCTCGCCGCACCGTTCGCGCGTGCGGGGCGCCCGGTCGCAGACCGCGCACGTCAGCACACGCTCCCCGCCGCCGGGATGACCCTCTCGATCTCGAAGGTCACGACCGGGACAGCCGTCGCGGAGCAGACCGAAGGCGCTGCCGTCCAAGAGACGAACATCGACGACACGAAACTCGACCTCTCGGTCACGACGATCGCAGGCCAGCAGAACGTCAGCCGTCAAGCGCTGGAGCGCGGAACCGGGATCGACGCCCTCGTCATGGCAGACCTCGCCTCGGCGTATCACACGCTCCTCGACAACCTCGTCGTCGCGGAACTGTTCTCGTCGGCAGGTCAGGCCGTCACCTACACGGACGGAAGCCCGACCGTCGCGGAGTTGTACCCGAAGATCCTCGACGCCGTGCAGAAGGTTCAGACGACCTTCTTCGCAGGCCCGAACGCGATCATCATGCACCCGCGCCGTCTGGCGTTCATCCTCGCCGCAGTCGACTCGACGGGCCGCCCGCTCGCCGTTCCGACGGCGAACGGCCCGACGAACGCCGTCGCGACCGGGGCTTCCTCGATGCAGTACGGCAACTCGGGCTACTCGATCGCCGGACTCCCGGTCGTCACCGACGCGAACGTCGCGACGAACAAGGGCGACGGCACGAACCAAGACACGATCTATGTCGGCAACTTCCAAGAGTTGCACGTCTGGGAATCGCCGTCCGCGCCGTTCATGCTCCGCTTCGAGGACGTCAAGTCCGCCGAACTCGAAGTCAAGGTCGTGGTCTACGGATACGCCGCGTTCACCGCGAACCGCTACCCGAACGCATGGGCGCAGATCAACGGAACGGGCCTCGTCACCCCGACGTTCTAACTCGAAGGCCTCGCGGAAGGCTCGGATCGGTGGCGGCATGATCCGAGTGTCCGCAGGCTTCCGAACGTCGGCGATCGTCGTCAAGGCGTCGTCCCGGGTCGGCGTCTCGAAGGCTCCTCTCGCCTCCTTGGGTCGAGCCCCGGACGAACCGCTTCCGGCCCGGGGCGATTCATCCCCGAAGCGCAAGAAGAGGAAGAAGTAGCACATGGCGATCACCAACGGCTACACGACACTCGCCGCGTTTCAGGCGTACGCCAACATGAGTTCGGTCACCGCCGACGAGACGACGACCATCGAGCAGGCGATCGAGGCCGCGTCCCGCACGATCGACCGCATCGCGAACCGCCGCTTCTACATCGACTCAAGCGCGACCGCCCGCCTCTACCGGACGACCGACTTCTACACGCTGTTCGTCGACGACATCGGCTCGACGAGCGGGCTCACCGTCAAGTTCGACGCGACCGGGAACGGCTCCTACACCGACACGCAGACGATCGACACCGACTTCATCCTCGACCCGGTGACCGCCCCGCAACTCGAACGCCCGTTCACGGCGATCACGATGGTCGGCTCGACGACGTTCCCGCTCCCGATCTCGCGCCGTCCTCAGGTGCAGGTGACCGCGAAGTACGGATGGTACAACGGGACGCCGCCCGACGACATCGTCGAAGCGTGCCTCATCCTCTCGGCTGACTACGTCAAGCGCGCCTCCTCGGTCGGCGGAGTCCTCGGACTCTCCGAACTCGGCGCGATCCGCATGAGCCCGCTCGGGCGCGACATCGCCGCGATCGTGCGCGCGTACCGCCGCGAGGTCGTCGCGTGACCCCGTCGACCGTCCGCGACAAACTGAAGGCCGCGCTCAACATCACCGGGCTACGGGTGTTCGACACCATCCCGGAGAACATCGTCCCGCCCGCCGCCGTCGTCGGGCAACTCTCCTTCGACTACGACCTCGTCTTCGCCCGGGGCGCGGACACCGCGACGCTCGACGTGATGGTCGTCGCCGGACGCATGAGCGACCGCGCCGCGCAGGATTACCTCGACGGGCTACTGACCCCGACCGGGGCTTCGTCCGTCAAGACGAAGATCGAGGCCGACCAGACGCTCGACGGATCGGTGACGAGCGTCCGCGTCGCGCGCGCCGAACCCGTCTCGCTACAGGTGTCGGGCGTCGAGATGCTCGCCTACCGTTTTCAGGTCACGCTCTTCGGTTAGGATGTCGCGCATGAGATACCGCGTCACGACCCGCCGCCTCGCCGGATGCGCCGAAGGCGACCTCATCTCCGCCGAAGGACTCGCCGAACTCGGCATCGACGCCGCACACGCGGAAGCGTCCGGTCATGTCGTCGCCGTAGAGTATGATGAACCCAAGAAGAAGGGCTCCCGCAAGGAAGCCCCCGACGCAGACAAGGACTAACGAATCATGGCAACAGTCACCGCACTCGGCAAGGCCACCGTATTCACGGTCGGCGGCATCGACCTAAACGACCAACTCCAGAGCATCACAATGGAGAAGAACGTCGAGGCGCTCGACGCGACGAGTCTGGCGGACACCTCGCGTCGCACGGCAGCGGGCCTCGAATCGTGCACTACGACGTTCACCGTCCTCGGCTCGTTCGCCTCAGGTGAAGCGATCCAGACGATCTTCGGCGACGTAGGTTCGGAGCAC